CAATAAACATCAGAAGATACGAGTTTGATTTTACCAAATTCGTTTCCACAAAATGGCTTGAGAAACTCATCGTGATTTCCAGGGATGAAAACTACATTCACTCCTTTGCGCGCTTTGCGAAGGAGTTTCTGAACTATATCATTATGTGATTGTGGCCAATACATCTTAGATTTCATGGCCCAGCCGTCTACTATATCACCAACTAAATATAAATTTTCACACTCAAACGTTTTCATAAAGTTAAGGAACTCGTCGGCCTGAGACATACGAGTTCCTAAATGAATGTCGGATACGAATACTGACTTATACTTTACCGATTCCCGATAGTGTACTTTGTCACCAGGTTCCATTGCGTCTTTTCCTTGTACGCTATTATCTTCACTTGGTTTATAGGTGCTAGAGGTTCTTGAATTTTAGATTTATCGATGATTTCGATTAGCGCCCATTCGTCAAGAAGTAATGCGATTCTGTTCCTACGGGACATATCAGTCTCAGAAAAGTCGGCTGGTTTACCATCAAGCATAAACAGTTCTTTGAAGTGAACGATGTAATACCGTCCCTGCTTATGGAATATATGGCACGATTGATAAAGAGTGTTGTCTTTTTTGGAAGCGAGACCAATTCTGGAAAGTGTTTCTTTAACTTTGAGAAAATCTTCCGGAGATCTAAGTCGAACTTCGACCAGTTGGCTTAGATTGAACATTGAGACCGCCCTTTATTAGTTTTTGTTTTATAAGGTCGATATGTTCTTTTGTAAGGATACTACATGCTTCAAGAGCACGCTTGTAACTTATGTTGTAGTATTCCTGCACGCACTGAACATCAGGTTCTTCAATGGTTTTTGACCATTTAGAGAACCTTTTACCTTTTCTAATACTATTTATAAGATAATCATTTTGCAACTGTTTTTCAACGGTGTTGTTAACGTTCATCTCATTGGCATACAGAATAGTATCGATAAAGTAAGACAGTGCGCGGTTGACAAGGAATGGATTATACGACTTCTCCGCGAGCTCAGGATTTTCTGATTCGCGGATCATGTCTTTCTTAGACATGTTTATAGCATTGACGAAGTCAAAAGGACTCATGTGAACTCCACTGACATCATGACTTCAGTTAGAAAGGCTGCCGTATTGATCTCATGATCGGCTACAAACGCAGCTTGATATTGATATTTGGCAATAGTAAGTACGAGTTCGGGGATCGACTTTGGACCGACTTTCTCATAGGCAGTATCATAGAATTTGCGGAAGAGTGTAGAAGAATCCATATCGGAGTTCTCACCAACCCACTTACGCATCTCGCCAAACTTTTTCTGTTTTAGAATGTTAATCAGATCAGAAAAAGCAGATTCGCTATAATTAGCAAAAATACCGGTGTCGATAGTTCCATTTACAGAATAGCGCTGTAGTTCGTTAAGGACGCGGCGCCAGTCGGGAAGGTAACGCTGAATGAGTTCGGCGATTACAGTCTTATCATACTTTACTCCATTTCCATCGAGAATTGAAAGTACGCGTTTGAAGAATTGTGTTGCGAGTCGAGGAAGATCCGCTTTGGAAATTTTGAACTCGACCACGGAACAGCGAGAGTGAAGGGGTTCAATGATTCTGTTTTTAAAGTTACAGGTAAGTATGAACCCACAGTTCCTTGAATATTCTTCCATGAAATTACGTAGAGCCGGCTGTGTTGAGTTTGCATTAAGGTAGTCGGCTTCGTCCAAGATGACGTATTTTCTTCCGCCAGTAAAAGATACTGAGGAAGCAAATTGCAGGATTTCGTTACGGAGTGTGTCGATGTTTCCATTCATACTACCATTGATTACGATGTAGTCGGCTCCGATCTGCTCGAGCATAGCCCGAGCGACCGTAGTTTTACCAACACCAGCGCCACCCGTCAAGAGTAGATTTGGGATTTCTTTATTCTCCACGAATTTCCGGAAGGTATTTTTCAATTCTTCCGGAAGCACGCAGTCTTCGATAGTCTTTGGTCGATATTTTTCTACCCAAAGAAACTCTTCCATGATCACCCCTGATATTTGCTATTGGACTCAGTAGCTACATAATAACTAATTTTATCGGAAGTGTACAGGGCTAATCCTTGCGATGAGATCTTTACGTTGTAGTTTGCCGGAATAAGCTTAGTAATATTATCGGCTTTAAAGAACATATCGAAGTGCTTGTCAGTTTTACCAACATCGATGCTAAAGGTATCGCCAGTTGAGTTCTTAGGGTTCAAAGCGTATACGCGAATAACCTTTTCGTCGCCTTGAACACTAATATCTGGAACTTGAAGAACGCCGGTAGCTCGTACGACTTTCTGAAGTTCTTCCTGAGTAATGTTGAAGTCGATCTCGGGTTCTGGGAACCCAATTTCTTTTTCAGGAGGAGCAACAATCATAGTAGGCTCAGCGTAAGTGTAACTGAGTTGCTGATTACCAGACTTGATAAGCATAGACTTTTCTTCGAACTCAATTTCAGGATCATTGAAAAGCGATAGAACACCGAGAAACTTCGTAAGTTCATAGATGGCGAACTCACGTGGGAATGTTTCTGTTACTATAGCTTTCGCAAAGATTGATTTGTGTTGCGAAATGGTAGATAGTGTCGATCCTGGACGAACCAGGATCGACGGGTTAATAGTCGCGAAGTTTTTTAAGATCGCGATTGTATTGTCACTTAGTTTCATAATGTATAGTCTCCTGTTATTTCTTTACTTTTGAAGATGCGATTTGTGATGGATCGGCCGTAGCAGAAGCACCAATTGATGCTAGAGCTGAAAGCTTTCCGCCGAAGGTATAGAAACCTGCGTGTTGCAAGTGCATCCATGGGCACATCCAGACTTTCATCCCGGTTTTACGGGTATTCTGACAGAAGAGATAATCTTCAGACAGGTAGCGCTCAGACTCAGGATCAATTTCAGCTTGGAAATACATGCCAATCTTACGTGTGCCGTCGAACTCAGCTGTACGTACATGATCAGGTTTATACATGATAAGCGGGAACTTCCTTGCATATTCTTCAAAAGTTTCGCGCCGGATCATCATGAAACCCGTACCAATCTCAAGAACTTCAGCAGGTTCGTCTAGACGAATAGATTTTGAACCTTCACCGTTTTCCATGACCGGATTGAAAACAAAGTCACCAACAAAGTCTTCAAGAACAGATGGATTCTCGTCAGCCACACCTTTGTCAACGGCCATCTTGATCTTTTCCCAAGTGATACACTTCTTAGGATAAGCACCACCGATGATGTCATAAGGAGACTCGTCGGTCTGAAGGGCCAATAGTGCAAGCACGTCTTGAGGATTAAATCCAATGTCTGAGTCAACAAACAAGAGATGAGTATAACCTGAACGCAGGAATTCGTCAACACAATAATTCCGTGCGCGAGTGATAAGCGATTCGTTAAACAGGAAATACGAACGCATTTCGATGCCGTACTTTAGACACAAAGCTGTCAAGTCACACATCGACCGAGCGTACAAACCATTACACTGCCCGCCATACATTGGAGTAGCTACGAATAGCTTTTTCTTCTGTAGTTCCTCGATTTTAATTTGGATTTCCATTATTACCACCTTTCATCGTCTATATAGACACAAATTTTAATCGGCCCTACTCTGAGTACCGCATCTAGTATTAGTCCAGGATCAGATTGGCTTTCAGTCACTTTATATGCGTAAATCTTCCACCACTTAAGAGGATTTAGATATAAAGTGACTATGACATCCGATTGTTTTATATATGATAAAAGCTTTTTCACTTATCATCCTCGTGTGTTGTATCGTGCACATAGAGCTGAATGATTGCATAATGAATTACTTTCATCAGATCTTTTCTCCAGTCGTCAGGATTACCTTTTCGACCATAGCGCTGAGCGTATTTTAAAACATTACCAACGCAAAAACCAGAACCATGTCCGGAATCGATGATGAACTCAGTCGCTTGAAACTTAGTTCGCGAGTAGTGTTCACCGTACGTATTATTAATATAATCCGTAATTTCTGAAATGTACAGGGCTTCTTTATACTTATATTCTATATTAGAAGAAAGCTTCGAGTCCTGCTGTAGCTGATTTTGTGTAATTGAATTCGTTTGTTCTTGAGAAGTTATATTGGAATCCAAGTCTTGCGTCAACAAGCTCGCGCTTTCCTTCGAGATATTGTAGGACTTCAGTTGCCATGTCATGCGCGGTGCTCACTGGTACGTTTTGACAGATGTGGTTAACGCTCTTCTTTGGGTCGAGCAATTCGAAATCTTGGGGAAGACCCATAATAGTCATCGCTTCCCTATAAGTTATATAGCGGTCTTCAATCGGGTGCGTCAGCATCATTGGATAGTGACCGACAAATGCACCGATGTAGTCTCGTGGAACAATGGTTCCTCGACGCATGATATTTCCGCCTGCAGCTAATTTAGCTTTGCGTCCTTTACATCTGTCGACTTCTTTCGTATATCCATTATTACCCATCCATTTAGCTACTTCATCGTAATCAATTCCCATTCTTTCTATATATGATAAAACATCTTGGCCACGAGCTTTTGCTGGTTCAACAGTTTTGCAGAATTCGCGGTGTGTAATTCCACCGTGAATATGCTCGAGGATAAACCGATAGTATGGATCGTCTTTCGATGGAGTTTTCGTATTGATAGGTTCCATCTGAAAGTTTGATGTTACGCCTAAAATCGTGTCTTCAATTGTCGGGCGTTCACGTTTATAGAAGTTCAACACCGGAATTTTGTTACCTCTCCAAAAGAAGTAAAAAGCTCGTTCGCGAACTTGGGCTACACCATGAAGCAGCGACCTCGTACGGTATACTGACATACTATAACCATTATCTAAACCAATCTGATGAAGTTGGTTGCGAACGTTTTCACCGATTTTACCAGCAAATCCAGGAGCATTCTCGCCCCAAAACACTTCAGGTTTAAGCTCACCAAGAACGTAGTTTGCAGTCTCAGTCATCCATCTATTATTAGGGTTGTGATCTCCAAAGCCATGCGACAATTGGGATAAACCTGCGCAGGGACACACAGTACTGATGACATCGACTTT